GTGAGGTTCATTTCCTTAGCAACAAAAGAAACTAAAGTAGTTTCATCTGCTTTGCAAGGGAAGAAAGACTGCATTGAATCAACAATGCGGGCCCACCAGGAATCATCAATTCCCAGCCCCAATTTTGAGTCAGCCCATTTCTTGATTAGAACACGGATTATAGGGGTTTTCGGGTCAGTAAACACATATGCATTTGCTTTACGTGCTGCAACTAACTCAAAAGATGCCTTTTTATCCTTTGTTAAGTGAAATTTTCCAAGTGATCGACGAATGTCAATAACGGAATCAGAAGTTAAGTTGGGCGACAAATATAAACGCCCAAGGAAGGGGACCCTCGAAGATGAAGGAAGCTCTTCAGCATCCAGTTTAACCCCGAAATCAACTGCAACTTGATTGTAAATTGTAGTTTTAATTCCAGGTGTCAAACCATCATCTCCGCCATAGATACCTAACATCTTCCAAGCGTAGGACTTATCACCGCCCTGCTCTCGGAATGCACAATATGCTAGAAAAGCATTATCAACAGTGTTAAACAACGCGGTATCTGGTGATCCAGAAGGCCTAGCCCACTCTGAGTGAAATTTCACACCGTGTCGGGTTTTAACAGAATTTTGATAATTTTTAGCCCATAACTTTAAAATTCGAGGGTGTTCATCCGACATAAAGAAGCCGAGTAAAACATCACGCTCAAATTCAGCCAACCATTTTGAATGTCGGCCATCCCAACGACTATAATCTGTAACACAAACCCTTTCAGACTTAGCACAACAAGTATGAACGAGTTGAGCTAAGTGTTCTGGTGTTTTACCAAAAGCAAACCATTTGTGATGACGAATGGCTTCATATAAAGGATAAGTGTATGCAGAATAATCTTCTTTTAAATCAGTTGTAGGAGAACTGATGCCACGGGCATCCCCAAAGGTACCATAAGCTTCATGTTTCATGAAAGAAGTCCAGCAATTTCGGCGCAAATCAAGTTTGCCCCAATACTGCCTAACTAAGCTTTTGGCGCGTTGTGTTGGTTTCTTTTGGCGTTCGAGAACATTTAAATGTTCCCAAGGCTTAAGAAACACACGTTTGGAGTTTAAAAGTTGAAGGAATTCAAGTTTATAAGCATCGTACTTTTCTAAAGGTTCTGTGTCGTTTCTTACATCAATCACACGTGTCTTAACAAAATTCTCATCTGATGCTTTTCCTTCAGAAGGAGCAACCGCTTCATTAAGAAGCAGAATCTCCTCTTTAGGATGCATGGACGGTTTGTCAAGAAATGTGCCAGTTTCATTAGCTTGATAGGTAAAATTGTTAGTTTCTTGAGCCATAATTCTGTAAGTTAATCCAGTAAAATGGGTAGGAATCCAACCTTTATCAACCCAAAGGGCTAAAGAAGATGCTGCAAATGATGAATCTGCGACCGCGGCTGCCTCAAGAATTCTTTCAAGTTCAGATGCATAAACTTTCTCAGATCGTCGAAAACGCGCAATCACCTCAACCAAAATTTTATGGTCAAGCTGAAAGCAAACCTGAGGGTAATCAAATGAACAGAAGGAATGATGTGGCTTGCCTAGAACATAAGTATCTAAACGTTGGACAAGTTTCTTGCCATCCAATCCAGACTCAATAAGAGGGACCAAACGCCGTAATGTTGGTGACCAGTTTGTCCTGTAAACAACATTTTGGAGTTCAAGGTATATTAAACACCTGTCTCCCGGAAGTTCTTTTCGGTCAACAGTGAAAACAAATGAATTGAGAAAATCATGACAGACAATTAAGTCTACAGAATAATCCCAAATTTCATGGTCATAATGTGTTCCTTCTCTAGTTAGATAATGCCAACTGCCATTTTGAAAGAAATAATGAAAAATTTCTGTCGATTTAGCAAGGATTCGAGGTTGTAAAGTGTAAATTAATGCACCATACATTGAACCTGTGTTAGCACCCTCCACAAGAACTTTTGGTAAATCCAAATAGTAGTCGACATCTTCTAGAACCAGCAAATGAGGTTCTATAGGACGATCATCAACCATTTCTTTGAATTTAAGATCTGATGGAAAAAGGTACGCATGTGATCCATGATCAGTGTTTGCACTGCCGGATATTTGATGGAAAGTTAAGCCAGTGGCCTTACAAAAAGACTCATTGAACATACGAACCCGTTTCCGATCACCAATTTTTGCGGTGGTGTCGGGCCAGGTGTTTAAAAACTCCCAGCGATAAAAGAGTTTTCGCATGGATTTAAATTCAATGGGTTTTCGCGTTAATTCTTCTAGAACGAAGAACCAAGCGGTTACTGCAAAAATGGTGTAGCAGAGCATCGCAACCCGATCCCAAATAATGAAATCCAGGGTGGGGCCACAAGTGCTTCGCCATAATTGACATCGCCATGTTTGACAAGATACAATTGAAGTTGGCAAAAACCATACTTTGAAATTGCTAAGTACAAATATCGCGAGAAGTAAACAGTATAAGGTGAACTGGTGTCCTTTATGAGGAACCCTAATCCTATTGAGCAATGCGCCTTTCGGAAGAGGGTAAGTAGAAGTGAAGCTAGGCCGGAACATACAATATATACTATTGTAGCAACGACTAAGCCATTTAAAACGCCAAGCCAGAAAAATAAGACCTCCAAAGCCAAACTCAATGATGATCCAATTAAGTAACAAATTGGGTAAAGCTCCGGAAAAACCGTCATAATTAATGCCGAGGTGTTTAGTGGTGAGTAAAGCAGGTTCGCAAATAGCAAAGCTGCTAATAAAATTAAAAATGTCTGCAAGATCATTAACTTGCA